CGCGAGCCTCAGGAACTATCCCAAGGTTTGCCTCGTTGAGCCGGATTTCTTCAGTGAGATCAATATTTGAATTGTATGCCATTAAACAATCATCACCAGCAAACAAACCATACACAATGGTGGGTGGGTTGTCGAGTTGAGCAATTGCATTGACCGAAATACAAATATTGATATAAGAATTTCCGGAAGTCGTGTCATCGTGACCACTCTTGCGTGTGGTGCAAGCAGAATAAGTCATGGTGTTGCCGTGTTTGTCAGTGTAACGACCCTTTACGTTCATGCATTTTCGTACAAACTTTGCCAAGGATGGATCAATCTTATTAAGAAGATCAATCTCTGCAACAAAGTGTCCCTCTTGCATTGTAGAGTCCCAACCTTTTCCATCACGTTCATAAAACCGCATCCCAATTTTATCATCCATCCAGTGACCAATATCAGCATGATTCATGCCGCTAGTAAAGATCATTTGGAATTGGATTTTGTGAAATGTGAAAGTTATGTTACTTGTCGTGGCAAGAGCCTTTTGAAATGAATAAAACTGGGGGCCGAGGTAGGCTGCAGTGTGTTCATTTGCATACGCCTGAATAAGGCGAGCTCTTCCACGAGTAAGATTAATATCTTTCTTGGGAAATGGTTTCACAATGTGTGGACGAATTGGATCCTCTTCAATGGACTTGAGAATTTTCTTCTGTTTATCAAGAGGCCACTTATTGAGCCAACCTTCAGCCCAATGTGCTAGTTCAGTAGCGTAACAAGCGCGTAAGCTATGCATAAGGGGACCATATATGAAATCCAACTTTCTTGCAAATGGTGGTTGTAGAACGAGATGGCGGTTGCACAAAGCATTGTGCACGTTTGAAATGCACTTAGAGAGAGCAAAAGCGTCTCTAAAGACCCATCCCCCCATAACCGCACCATTGCTAGGGATAACCGAGCATAGACATGGACCAGAAATGCCGGATACCTTGTGTTTTGGATCAACTCGAGCAATATCGCCCAATCCAAGACAAACAGCTGGAAAACAAATGTTATTGCAAATCCTTTCAGTACCGACTTCATCATGAAGCGGATACACTGAGTAACCATCCCGCTCCTCGTAGGCCTCACGAGTCTGCGTGGGCCTTTGTAGTTTTCCAAAAACATGCTATTTCTGGAATACCAAGCTCGAGTAAGATCAGTTTTGATGTCACTAGCTGCACTAACATTGGCTTGTGCAACTGATACATCAGAACCAGATATGCGCATAACTGAAGCAACTTGGTGAAGGTGCTCGCGTATGCGGTCCTCAGTTTCTAACTGATCCTTCCTCGACAATGCCATGATTTGGGCCACTTGGGCAGTCTTATCATATGGCATAACAGCGAGATGGTTGGATTGCAAATCCCTAATCCCAGGAGAGAACATAACACGCCATATTGTAGTGTTAGTCAAACCATCCTCCGAAACTTGATTGGAGGAAAAATAGCGCAAAGTATACTCACGATCTTGTTTATCTTCATGGTAGAAGTACGCAATAAATGGTGCCATTGTGTTAACAATGACTTTCCAAATAAATGAAATGCGTGTGAGAGTGATGATGAGTGCAATGAAGCATATGAAAGTCATAACAAGGAAAATTTTCACTTGAGTATGGCCTTCTTCAACCATGTGCCTGCCGCCGGCACTTACTTCAGTCATTTCTGAGTGATAGTAAGGCGTCCCACCGAAGCGGGTTGGTCGCATACACACAAGGCGATCTCCACGATCACTAAAATCACCCGTATCTTCCCACTTAAATTCAGCATGCTCATCAGCAGCTGGCAAGTACGGTTGCACTAGATCTGGGATATGAAAAGCAGCGTAGACACAGATTTCCTGTGCTTGGCTAAGGACTAACCAGTCCTCAAGTTCGAGATAATAAATGGAGTGCGTCATCATAATGCGCATATTACATTTGGCGTAGTACCTACGAATACAAATGCAATCACGTGCTTTGTGGTGGCAGTAGTTGACCTTATCTAGAACAGGTTTGTTCCAGAAAGTAACAAGGTTCAACTTACTTTTCTCCAAATCTTCAAATTGGCTCATCCGGTAATCATCATCGGGGCCAACAATCGGAAAACTACAGTGCATTGTGATGCCTTTCGCATCAGCTGAGCCAAGATGTTTGGTGGCACGACTCATGCCGCCAACTCCTGAACCACAATCATAAAATACTGGGCGATCCAATCGGCGCAGTACTTTAAAATGATCAAACCTCATGAGATCCTCAGCGCACCGGCGAGATGCAGCTAAAATAGGGTGCCCATGAGGTCGTGCAAGTGTTGGTTTGGAGTTGCGATCTAAGCTGTAGGGTGACTTGGAGTCAACCCATGCTGCCGCATTTCTTGAAACTATAGTTCTATCTCTACGAACATACTTTTGTTTCTTC